CTGTATTATAGTAATACATTTGTTTGAGCATATATACTTATTCTTTTTTTATTCACATTCAGCAGGAAAAAATGAATTCCCAATAATTTTCCTACAAAATGTTTGTTATATTAAATAAAACAACTACATTTGTGATGAAACAAACAATTAAAATAAACAACAATGAAAACAGTAACATTACGAAAATTTGAAGAGCTTGCAATAAATGCGCACCGTTGGATATCTTTCGATTCAAAAAAACGTGCAGAAACAATTATTTTACAAATTGGCTTTATGCACTTGAAAAATGTTCAAGTTCGGCAGTTACTGGACGATCCCGTTTTAATGTGCAAAAATCGCAAAAAACGAATAATGCTGAAGAACGCAGATATAATGAATTCCAAAGCTGGAGAAAAAAGACTTTAAAAGCGTTAGAGACAAAAGAAAAAACAAATCAACCTGCAAAAAAAAGTGAAGAGAAAGTATTTGATGGCGGTAAGATTATATATAACTATAATCTTAATAGATTGCAAATTCTATTTAACCAAAAACCTGATAGTGAGATTATTGAAAATCTCAAGAAACATGGTTTTAGATGGTCTCCTAAAAATAGAGTCTGGCAAAGACAATTGACCGAAAATGCAATAAAAGCAGCCGGGTCGATTGTTGAATCTCATAAATAATATAATTACATTTGTAATGGAAATGATAAATATAAAATCATATTATGATGACTGCTTGCGTATAATTGAAAGCAATTGTGCTATAAATACTTATATACAATTTAATCTTGGTGGCATTCGTGATTATTTCACATATCATCACTTGAATTGGATAAAAAGATTGATTATACAAAAGAAAACAAGAAAAAACATAAAGAGACATTGTCCAACTTGTGATTCTTATAATCGTTGCGGTATAAAATCTTTATCCGATAATAAAATATGAATGGAAACAGAATCGTACATGTGTGTTTTGGAGATGATAATCATTTTTATTTCGGTTCTATAGCTGCAATATTCGATAAGTTTACTCCAAAACAATTGGGAGTGTCAAAATCTCGGTTGTGGTCGTATGGAATAACACCGGAACGCCCATACCGGAACAAAATTTGCACCATATATCGTGGTGAAATTCACAGAAAAAAAGGAAACCGTAAAAATTCAAGTTATGATAAAACCAAATGAATTAAGAATAGGGAATTATATTATTCCGGAAGATAAGTCCATAAATTTATTTCGAATAGATGCAATAATCTATGATGAAGGAAATTATATGGCCGAAATGTATGTTGATTTTCCTGAAAAAAACCAGAATTTAAGTCTACAATTACAAAAAGCAACAGGTGTTCAGCTAACGAAAGAAATACTTCATGCCGTCGGATTCAAGTATTCAGGGAATCATTTTTATGAGTATAAAGAAGATTGCTTAATATTATTTGAAGAGCCAAATAATTGGGATGATATTTCAAATTATGTGATTGGTATTGAACCTGTTACAAGCAATTATATTACTGGATTCGTAAGTTTTGGAGAAATTATAATTCGATGTGTTTATCTTCATGAATTGCAAAATTACTTTTTTGCAATTACCGGCAAAGAATTGAATTGCAATTTTATTTAGAATATGAAACGCACAAAAATTGAAGTGATATGCCAAAGCAAATTTTGAACTTCTACAAGAACGAACCAACGGACAAAATCTTTTGGGTCGATAACCCGGAAACAAAGGGTGAATTCTTGTTCACTTTCGACAAGAAGAAAATTTATAACCTCTTTGCCGATTATCCACACAACTTGACCCCACAAGAAAAAGCCATTTTTGACAAGGAAAACCCTTATTGGGTCGAATTCTTCAAAGATAGAAAGGGATAATTATTTGATTGTCCCTTTCTCTCCCTTTCGCTGCTTATCCGGTTGTGTATTTATGTACCCAAGTAGCTTGCGGAAAGTAGCATCTTTTTTCAGCAAGTCGATGTCAATAATGCAATCCTTTGTGTTGTATGCCTTACCATGAAAACGATGCGATTGTTGCGCTCCAAAGCGGTATTTCAATTCGCTTCGATTCAGTTCCTTGAATCCATTGCTTTTTGATGATTGCAATTCCAAGTATTCATATCCACCGGATGCAGTCTTTCTCACAATGGCGGCATGTTTACCACAAGTGAAGTAATATTCTTTTCCCGGCTTGACTTGTTCAAGCAACTTGTTTGCCTTGATGAAATCGCTTGTGTGTTCCACCACCGTACCACCAACATGGGTTGCAATGTCGTTTATAATGGTTGAACGGCTGAAATTCAAGCGGCTTGTTCCATCCCTGAAATCCAACACATCAAATCCACACTTGTTGCCGGCATAAGCAAACGCCAACGATGAACAAGAACCTTTTGTCATGTCGCCACCGGCAAGACGTTCGATGATTTCCGTTTCGGTCAACTTGGTTGCAAGTTCTTTGACCTCTCGATATTCAATTTTGGCATCATCCATCAACTTAATGATTTCATGTAAGTTTTCTTGCATATCTGGGTTGGCGATTCTCTGTTTCAATTCCTGAATTGCCTGTTTGAACAATGGCTTGTTAGCAATCCAATACATATTGTTGGATTCGGCATTGTCCAACATGGCTTTCATTTGGGAAACATCAATGCCAAGGTTGCTTGCTTCCCTGATGGTATTGTGCATGTCTGAAATGTCCGCCTTGTATTCTACTTTCAGTTTACGCATTTCTGCCTTGCCCGATTCGATAAGGTTTTTCGCAAGTGTCGGGTTCTTGGCATTAAGGGCTTCATATATCTTGTACACGCTTACCCATTTCGCCAATTCATCCCTGATTTGGCCAAATTCAGCCTGTACGCTTTGCAATGCTTTTCTTTCGTCCCAACGGGCCTGTATATCGGCTTTTTGTTGTTCGGTCTTTACAGGCTTGATTGGTTTAGCCGGTGCAACATATTTCAATCCATCCGCCAAATTGGCATTTACAAAGTTGTCACGAATGAAATAAGGAGTTGAAGTCCAGTTGGCTTGTTTCTGCATGTTTTCTGCAACCCAATCTTTAAATCCTTGCGGCAAATCGGTGACGGCATTCTTTGGTACAAGCTTCTTGTATTCTTTGCCGTATAAGGCACTTTTAAGATCGGATAATTCCTGCTCATCAAATGTTTTTTCATCCATAAGGATAGCTGTTGCATAACACATGCATTGCGGGTGCCAACCAACGAACTTGAATGTTTTAGGGTAACGGCCTGTTAACCGCTGGCACAAATCACATTTGCATAATGGCTCATGGTTTGACCTGTGAACCTCAAAACCGACGACAAAATCAAGCTGTTGCCATCGCAGATAATCACTTTCACGGTATGCCATGTTTATTTCCGACCGTGCCAATCGCATCGCATTTTTATGAGCTGACCGATAAACACCCTGTCCTGGATGAAACGCTTTGGCTGCTTTTGAAAGAACGAGATTGCCACGTTTATCACGAACCCGGCGAAACAATTTATCCGGGTTGTTTAAGTTTTGCTTTAAATCCCGTGACAATTGTTGTGCACTTCGCCCCTCTCCAAGACCAACGTCAAGCCCCAATTCGATTTGAGCCTTATACTGTTCGGTATATTTCCAAACTCTCTTGGAAAGGTCCAATCCTTTTATTTTCCGTTGCTGAAATGTTTGCAATGCATCAAGATTGCGATCCTGCAATTGTTCCAATCGTTTCTTCGATAATTTAGAGGTATCCATTATCGAAGCAATGAATTCATCATTCTTTTTGCAAGCAGCCAGCCATTCTTTTTTTACTCCTGTTTCGACAACAGAAGTTACATTATTTGCAAGCCCTGTAATTATTTTTTGAGCATAAACTTTTACATCGGGGTAATCGTCAAAAGAAAAAGGCTTATCCGGATCATATTCTCCTTTAACAGCAGCGTTTGCAATAGCTTTTGTTGCTCGATCAAACAAGGAATTGACGGCAGCAACATATTGTTCTGTCGTTCTAAAATGCTTTAGGTTATAGCTTTGAAAAGAAAATTTATTTACTTCCTTTTTCTTTTTTTTAGCCATTATATTATTCCATTATTGGCTCACCTATAACAAAAGAATTATCCCGATTTGATTCTTCCTGTATCTGTTCATAATCTTTATCAGGATCTTGTGTGAGATTTGCTCCTTTGACGCTTGCTTTCTGTGAAACGAGGGGCTTATTGCCATTTGCGGCCAGCCACATGTTTATTTCGTCAATCTCGTTTACAGGCATGTAGGGCGTGATTTCAGGCTCTATCTCCAACTCTTCACAGTCTTTTTCAAGTGCTGTATTAAACTTGCCTATATAGGCCTTAATTACGTTTACACGGCGCTGTAAATAGTCATCGAATATCTCTCTTTTATCCTGCACTTTCAGGTGTGCATCCATGAAAAGCAATTTCAATGCTATGCCACTAATCGCTCCAAGCCCTTTCACAGATTCAAATGAAATATCCGGCGTTTGAGTGATCGTGTAAATCATTTTCAAAAGGGTTTCTATTTCAAGCTTTACCGATTCTGGCGCATTTTGCCAAGACACATATTGCATCGTAGCTCCTTCTTCGCCTTCGATAACCGCTCCACTTTCCCCTTTTTTTGACCAACCGTTTATTTGGCCTGTAACAAAGATTTTTGGACTCGCATGATAATCGTTTGTGTCGGCAAAATTGGATAGCAATGTTTCCAACCTGTCGATAAGCGAATTAACATCTTCTGTTTCAAATTTTTCCTGGTAACCGTAAACAATAGGGATTTTACCGATAGAAATCGGCTTTGGATAACCTTCAACCACTTCATAACCGTTTGTTCCATACAACCACAACCAATGCTCCGTGTCGGTGTATGTTTCAAAATAATTGTATTTAATTTTATTCTCGTCTTCTCGGCTAAATTCACGAGAGAAAGCGATCATATCGCCTGTTTCGTCCCAATAAGGATAAAGAACATCGCCAAATCCAGGTGAAAATACGGCACATTTAAGCTTAAACTGTGAATTAAACCCGTAATTCGTGTTTCGTTTTTCAACAGGGTACCACAATTCGGCGCATTCCTTATAACTGAATATTGATCGGGCAACTTTTCTGTTTAACGAATTACTTTTTACGTCATAAAGTATCCGATTCAACGCCTTTATGATTGTTTCCTGATTATCGTTATCAGGTGTGGCATTGTAAGCAACAGGATTTCCAAACAGAAACGACACGGCACGTTTTATAATAAGTTTTTGAAGAGCCAATTTGATACGTGCGACCTTTTCTATTTTGTAGTTTACCGATTCACCGTTTGTATCAACTACTTTACGAACATTATTATCTTCTGCATCGACCTTAACCCGTTTATCCGGTCGTAAAATTCTGTCGTTTACATTGTGCAGTTCAGGATCAAGGGCTTTATTGGCTGCCGCAACATCCGGTTGAGGTGTATAACGTTTTGATTTCAATTCTGAAATCACGTCATTTGATGTTGCCTGCTTGAAAATTTCTTCTATCGTCATATTTTGTTGTATTATAGTGATACATATTAATAGCCAAAAAGATCGGCAACGTTTTGATTCTTTCTATTTTTCCCGAGTACGGTTTCAAGTATTACGTATCGGATCGCATCTATCGCATGATTGAAAGCATCAATCGGTTCGTTTAGCCATTTCCCGTTGCTGTCTTGCTCGTAAGTGTAATTTTTGAATTCTTTGATCACGTTTGCGGATTGTTTTGTTACGCATATCTTATACTCAAGCATTTTCGTTATACCTTCCTTTATTGAGCCATTGCTTTTCTTTACCGGTTTGATATTTATACCGGCATTGCGTATTTCTTGGATCAAACGTGGATCGGCACTTTCTGCAATGACTTTCTTTGGATAATACGGCTTCAATTCTCTAATTATATCGGACGTAAGCATATATGTTCTATAACATATTTCGTCAACATATAAGCACTCTCCATATATTCCCGTATCGACAATAGCCGTCGGATCGTTGGAATATCCGAAGTCAATCCCGATATGGTTCATTTTAACATAACCCGGAATTTCGTCAATGATTTCAATATTCGTAAAAATCAAACCTTCAATCTGTGCCTGTAACCCCAATCCGTAAATCTTCCAAAGACTTGCATTTTTGTGTTGCAGGCTCTCTATTTCTTTGATAATTGTTTCCTCGAGAAAAGGGTTGTCTTTATATGTCGATATAAAATGGAATGTTTTCTTTTCTTTGTTCACATCGCAAATCCAGTGATCGTCTGAAAAAGAAGGATTATAATCGAGCAGCGTAAATTTTGTTGTCCTCATTTTAAGCTGCTGCCACTCTATATATTTCAATTCATTCGCTTCATTTACAAACAAAATATCTCTTTTCCTCCCTCTTAGTTTCTGTTCGCTGTCAGTAGAAAAGAATTCGACCCATGATCCGTTCGGAAATATATATGTCAATTCCGTTTTGTTCAACGCTTTTTCGTCAAATATTCTCATCTTGTTGAGTATCTCTTTAAAATCAATGAAAACCGACCCTTTCAAAGCAGGCAATGTTGCCCTGACAACCGATAAGCGTGTTCCCGGATTGTTTAAACAATAGATGATAAGCCATATAAGGATGTTATATGTTTTGCTACTACGGCTACTTCCTTGTGCCGAAATGGTTGTGTAGCCATTCTTTATAGCTTCGTCAACAATTTTATAAACTTTCGTTGTCTGAATTGTCATTCCTTACATCTTCCGTTTTATCGATGATCTCGATTTTAATATCCGGGAATAAGTCTTTCCCGTCTTTACCCGTCAATTCGGCCCGTAGTGGAGCATCAAATCCAAGCATGTTATTAATTGCATCAAGGCTTCGCTGTTTGTCGAACAGCTTAATCTTGATCTCCATGCCGTATTTTGTTTCTTTTGTTGTAATCTCCTGAATGATTGCTTTTTGGGCAGGTGTAAGATTTTCAAATTCCTTTAAAGATATCCAACCGTCCCGTAACTGCCCTGCATCGGCAAAAGCAATTTTTTCATGTTCTTTCAAAACACGCAATGCCGAAATTTGTGCCGTCTCGGAAAGATTATTTTGTAGATATTTTATACGTTCTTGAATGTTAGCTTTTGTTAACAATCTACATCCTGTTACACGAGCTGATTTTTCGGAATATCCTGCCAATATGGCTGCTTTTGTTGCATTCAAATGCAAAACATACTGGTAACAAAAGCGTTTTTCTTTTGGTGTAAGTTTCTTTTTATTTATATTTTTATCTTTGGTTTCCATAGTTAAATTGTGAATTAATTTGCATTTCAGCCTTTTCTTTGCTGATAATCGAACGGATAAGGTCTATTTGATGCACACACATTGAGTTTAGTCTATCCAACCAATCAACCAGGAACATTTCGTCGCTTGCAATACAGTCGACGAGCGCATTTTGAGCTTTTGCGGATAAATAATTCTCCTTTGCTATTTTAATAATTGTTTCGCTTATTTCGTTTGTTTTTTTAGACCTTACAAGTTGTTTTGCAATAGCAAGCAAATATCCTGTGCGTGCATGATATACTGCAATTTCTTTTCCACGCTCGATTGCACCGTCCGCACTATCGGGAATCAATGTTTCCAATTCTGCCTGCATATCTGCGCATTCTTTTTTTATTTCGTCAAACGTCATTTTTTCATTCTTAATAGAATAGAATACAAAACAATACAAAAATAAAACGTGTATCATAATAATACACGTTTCAATGAAAAACTTATTCTATATTTATCTACAATTGCTTTTTCTCTTTATCTTATGCTGTAAAACATGCTTTTTGTTTTGCAAATAAAAATGAGAACTTCTATGTTTGCATTGTTAATCGCACCAGAAGGAATTGAAATAAACTTTTATTTCTTGATGCTCTTTTTGAAGAGTATTTAATCGAACCAGGAAGGGTCTGTCAATCAGTAAATTCTGATTTCCTTCCAATAGGTAAGACAGAAAAGCGGGGGATTGCTCCCCCGCTTGTTATATTTCCCATTATAAAATCCCTCCATGTAAAAGTGAAATTAAAACACTATCCCTTACCTCCTGATTTGATCTTTTGAATGGTTGCATGTTTCTTTTTATTAAAATGCTGTTCAATTCTTTATGTGTTATCTTTCCTCCTGAACCCTTCCAGCACTTTCTTAAAGGTCGCTGTTCGATAACCTCTATTCCGTAATGCCTGCACATCTCGACAATTTTTCTTCCGACTTCGTGGTTCCTTCCTGCTGAATTGCCTTTTGCGGCAGCCGTTCTGTAATTATCTTTATTCCCTTTGTGCCAATTGTGTGAAATCAACCAACTTGCCTCAACGATAACAACTAATGAATAATTCCCTTTTTCAGCCATCTTTTTTCTTGCCTGCAAATAATCGAGAAGTTCGGGAAAGGCAAGCGTTGTTGCTTCCAGTAGTCTGTTTTTTAAGATTAATTCAGCCACGCCGGATTTATCCACGTCCGGATCAATGCCGATTATCATATCATATTTAATCATTGTAAATATTTTTCTTTCTTTTAGAGTAAATAAAATTGTTCTTTAAGTATTGTGTATGCATCAAGATATCCATCAATCCAGGAGATCCTGTCTTTAATTTTTGTTTTTTCCATGTCTTCTAAATTCTCTTTAACCATTTTTTTAATCAAACCAATTTTTTCCTCCCTGTATTTATCCGTTATTTCGTCCATTTTTTTAAATGTTCCTTTTATGGTTTTATTCCTCTGTTTTTTTTCAATTAAGAGATAAATTATTATCAATGAAAGTAATGCTAATATTAAAATAATTGTTCCCATTTATTTACTAACTTTTAAAACGTTAAATCAATAGTTTTTATACCTTGCTGGAAAGTATTCCTTACCCTCTTCAATTATATCGCAATATTGCCAGTATTTCTCCGGATCTTTATCCGTGTTTTCTTCACAAAACTTCTCTGCATCTTCAATATCATCGAACAAAAAAACCGATACAGAATCAACTTCATCGTTTTTCCCTGTCGTTTTTAATACAATTGCTTTTATTTTTTTATTATTGTATTCCATCTTATTTGGTTTTAAAGTAACTTATTGATTTTATCGACAAAAAGGCGTTTGTCAG